TTAGTAGTCATAGTAAATATTTTATTATAGTGTTATTTACCATAATAAATTTCAATTTTTTATACCAGGGTACTCCAGTAACATTTCCAACGACCACTTGCCAAAAGTAGTCAAACATGGTCATATTGAGTTTAAATTTGACCACTTGAATGGTGATAGTCCTCCAGCAATATCAGAAATGTAATCAAAGGTTAAAAAGACACCTTCGTCAGCTGTTTCAGAAAAGCGTTTCCATTTGATCAAACTTACGTTAAATAGCTGTGTATCCACAGATACTTCAGTTTTGCAATCCTGGTTGAGTTGTGGAACATCGGCAAATAAATTGGATAGCTTATAATTTTTTGTTGCTGCTAGATATTGACCACCAATATTATATCTATCAATAGCCTCAGTTTGAACCGCCGATCTGGGTGTTTCAAACTGTGTGAAGACCTTGTGGATGGCGTCGAGTATAGTTTGAGCGCATGGGAAAGAATTGTTTGATCTCAAAGCGACCAATAGTTTTTGAAATTCAGGTGTAACATGTATTGACCATAGTCCTTCAGGGCTGGGAACAAAATGTACCAATTGATCCCGAAATTGGAGGAAGCTGAGTGCAACTACCATCATATCTTGACCACTTGGCCAACTTATGAATGCCTTAAATTCTCGAGTAATGTGATCAGGGTGAGTATGGAACACAAATGGAGAATATTTTTCTGGAAGGCCAACCGAACCTTCATCTCCACTTTTTATATTGTCGGAATTGAGACCCATTACAGCGGTACCTGTAAGAATATATTTTACAATTGAAAGATTACCAGACGCTTCGTTAATTTCTTTGATACATTTTGATAGCGTGACTGCCACCACCTTTGGTATAAACATATCCAAGCTCAAAACATTTGAAGACTTCAAGCTGGCTACAGCCGACCTTATCTGCATAAGAGTCAATTTAGTGGATGGTCTCGGCACATATCTGAGACGTATAATATTATTTATTAATTTTGGTTCAATAAAACCATATTTAACAAAGTATGTTGCATCAACATCAAAATTTGGATTCTTGGTGACCATATCCATAAAAATATCACCGCGGATGTTATTGGTTATAACATCCAATAGTCTTGTTTTAACTGCCATAGACTCGTTTTCAACCTTAAAATAATCAACTGCTCTAGTTTGTAAATTAAAGATTGCGCAACCAAACAATTGAAGATTATCAAATATGGTTGAAGTTATCAAGTGTTCGGATGTGACGGCTGCAAATATAATTCTGTGATTATGACTTATATCATACCCTGAACTATATATTTTTTGTTGAAATTTTGGAAAGTGATCAATGGCTGATTTAACTGGGAAAACAGCTACATTATCAAAAACATAAAAATGGTCAATTGTCACCTCAACTTCCATTTTCTTGAGACGCGTTTGTCTGCGGCCATTGACCACTTCAACTTCCATAGGTTGTAATTCTGTCATTTATTAACTCTTTCTCGCTAACCCTTGGATTAAGTAGATAAATATTTATGGTTTTCTAGCCATAACTCTTACATTCTTCAAATTATGGTACGTTTTTCTTTTATGCCTTTCAGGCATAAAAAATAAATAAAATATATTAATTATAAATAAATAAAATATATTAATTATGGTTGATTTGAACTATTGATATTTATATTTGCCATATTTATCAAACTTGGCTGGTGCACCCATACTTTCTCTGAATTTTTTTTCTTGCCCCAATTTGAACTTTTGATTTTGAATCTTCTCATCCGCAAACGCCATCATACTTTCAATGGAGTCGCAACAAGAACTTGGAACAGTCATACCTTGAATAGCCTTGGCTTTATCAGGGTACATTTGCCTAAATTTGGATTGCATAACATAGTTATCGATACACTTGCGTGCGTTTGGGTTCATTTTACCATCAACACTGCTACACTTATACATGGTTTATTCTTACTTATTTATTTACTCCGTTGTTGCCAATCAATTTTCTGCTTTTTCAGGTAGAAACATTTATTTTTATGGTTAATTTGACCATTATATTTTATTTTGTTTGGATTTACCTGTAGTTTTAGCTTTATTTCAGGTTTGTGTTGGGGTATGATCTCTTTTAACCACCGCCACGCTTCAATCTTGTTAAAGTTGAAATCAACCTTGGAAAATAAATCTGTTCGTTTAATTGTTTTTGGGGTTGAATCTAAGGTGTCGAGATACACTTTAATTTTATGCTTGAATTGTTCTTCAGCAGAGTCATCGATAGTTGTATTGATTGGTATACCATCGACAATACGAGTTATAGTTGCGGATGTGCCTTGGTATGGAGGTGGAACAAATGGTCTCAAATTGTGTCGATTTAGGTTGGATATAAGCATATCCAACTCTTCGTTGAACTTTTCAATTTCATCTTCATAATGTTGAGTTATCCACTCCACGTACCTTCTAAGATCCTTGTAGTGCAACACGTATATCTCTTTGCTTTTGCGTTCTCTGAATCTTCCTAAAACATCATTTATACGCTTCTCACACTCCCTAAAATTGGCCACTCGAAATATGTCTGAATAGTACCACAAATCGTCAATTGAAGAGCGACCATTGTAACCTGAAAATCTAGGTTTAAGTTTATCCATCCCTTCGACTCCTCCAACCTTATATCGATTTTGGTTAGCGTAAGCCTTTGAAGTTGAAATATAAATTGCTTCATTTAATGGTCTCTTTTGATTATTAAAAGTCAACTCTTTCAATATCAGAGAATATTGTTTGTGGTCTTCAGCTTCCTTTTCTGCTTTTTCTGCTCGTTGTTTCTCTTGCTCCAGTTCGGTATCTTTTATGGACAGTTGAGCCACCATTCCAGATAATTCTAAATCTCTACGATCAACCAGAAAATTCATCGTGTACTCTCCGTAGGCAAACATGGCTTCCTCGAGATTAAGATAGTAGTCTCTTACAACATCGACGTTTTCAGTGTTGAGTCTCATGACGACTTTTTTAAAGGCTCGAGGATCCATACAAATCCATTTCTTTTTTTCAAGGTTATTTGAAAGCATAAGCTGTTTTGACTCTTTTTGAACACCTGGATACTCGATCGCTAGTGGGTGTTTGTAATCAATTTCGTCATATGAAATTTTTAGGCTTTCAAGTAACCTTGAAAAGTGTTCTTGTTTGTCTGCTTCTTTTCGACCTTTGTATCCCATCCATTCAAGTAAATTTTGAGTAACAATTATAGGTTGATTTTCAACCTTTTCCGGGGCCCCCCCGGGGGGCCCCGACTCTTGGAGAGCGGATACCATAAATCTTTGAACCAATTTGATGTTATATCTATGGTTAAATCAAGCTTAGAGATGAAGCTGAAAATGTCTCGGAGTCCATTGTTGTTTTCATATTTTATGGTAAAAAGCCACCTCTCCACAGATTCTTTTATTTTTTTCTTATTTTTATGGAGTCTTGAACCTTCCAAGAGAGAATACAATCCTGGTTCTGAGAGGACCACAACTCGTCCATCGTGATAGGACAAAATTTTAAGGTCAAAGTCACCTAACGAGTTGACTGGTTTCTGACATGCCAACTCAAAGGGTGCCATTTGACCATTATTTTCTTCTTTCAAAAGATTTTTTAGTTCTTTTTTATGGTTGATATCAACCAATTTCAGGATAGCATCGTTGTGGTTTTTTAGATCCATAATTTTGCACACGTCGACACCCACAAAATAGGGTTCGTAGACCGTACCGGCTACTCGTATAGTATGTTCGACGCCATCATCGGTGACGACTGATATAAAGTTTGTACGCTCGGGGCTATGCTCCAAGCTACGTGGACCGACTTCGTCGGCCGTAGTCATCATCTTTATTATTTTATTTTTTGTATAAGTGGTGGGTCAGAGACAAAATAATTGAAATTTTTTCTTAAATAAATCACAAGAAAAAAATGGTGATGTCACTGTTTGCAGACGAATTTGCCGAGAAAACGGTAAAAAAATATATTAGTGAAGGTTTGTGGTTGGACTGCAGCCTTTCCGACTATTACATGTATTTGGAATATTTTGATGAAGGAGGGTATGGAACGATCCATAAAGTCATGGATCGTTCTAGCGGTGAGTATTTGATCTTAAAACGATCATCCAAAAAAGATTTTGTTCCTGGTTGTCTTGATCCCTATTTTAACCCAAGTGAAATTAAAGGTGATGGTAAGCTTTTAATTGATCTCAACACAAAAGCAAGTAAAGAAGCCGAATTCATGGTAAAAATTCACGAGAAGTTGGATGGAATAAAATTATACGACTATTATGATGATGATGACCACTACATTTTGGCGATGGAGAATGGTGGAAGATCACTTGAAAGTATTGCTTGTTCTCATCGAAAAAAAATTATAGATTTGGTTCGATATGAAGCCTACCAGTCAAATTTTTTTTATCACACATACTTGAAACAAATAATCAATTATATGATTAAAGTTTACCAAAAAATTAAAAGTATTCATGACCTTGGAATCCACCACAATGATCTTAAACCTGAAAATATTTTAATTGATGGAGAAGAAGTGATCATTATTGACTTTGGAGTGGCAAAACCAGTTGAAAAATACTATGAAGGATATAAAGGGACCTTGGAATATATACCTTTTGAATTTGTTGAAAATGGTTCTTATAAACCATGGGATCACACAATTTGGTGTTTTGGAATAATGTTGCACTTTTTGACTTTAATGAAGTACCCATTTTTACGGGAAGAAGATGTGCTTGATTACAACCTAAATTTCAAAAAAATCAATAAATTACCACAAAGTTTTAGTGACCTTATCTATGATTGTCTCCAAAAAGATCCTTCAAAACGACCACAAAATCTTTTAGAACGTCTTCAAGGACTGAAAACATATTGACTTTTTAAATTTTTAAAGTTCTTTGAACTTTAAAAAAAATTATTTGTATTATTTAGAGCAAAAGAACAACAGATAATAAATGAATAATTCAGCATTGCAAAGACTTGCTCATAAAGCGGGTGCAACGAGAGTCAGCTCCGACGTGTATGACACACTCAGAAGCACAGGGGAACAATATTTGACTTCTGTGGTGAAATATGCCATTATCTATTGTGAACATGAAAATAAAAAAGTGGTCTCGGAAGACCACGCTATTCATGGTATTGAACACGTTGGATTCTCTGGTATGTATCGCGTCTCAGGAACCGTAAAGACATGTAAAGTATCGACAAAAAAGAAACTTATCGCAAGAATTAAGGAGTACCAAAACCAGCACGATTGTGTTACTTTAGCTAAGGCCACTATCGAACACCAAATTAAAACTATTGGATCGGGTTTTAAATGGTCAAAAGAAGCTTTAATTAATATTCATTTTGCATTGGAATATGTGTTGTATCAACTTTTATTTTCAGCCTTAAAAGTTACCGTAAACGCAAAAAGAATAACAATGCTGGATAGTGACGTTGATTTGACCATTGATCTTATAACAACCAACTGTAAAAATATCAGGCTTTAACTCTTTTCCGGGCAAATTTGCCCGGAAAAGTAAGCCTTTGCGGTCAGAGGAACCATACCCCTTCGGGGTATGGTTTCCCATTGCCTGCGAAAGGGTTAATCACCCTATTTTTAGTTTTAACCTTCAAAAAGGTTAAAACTAAGCTAAATTATTTTCGAATTTTCTGAGCATATCCTCTGTACTCTTGGCAACCAAACTTGAAATTTTCAATGATTGGAGCCTTGTAGTAGAACACGCACTGTCTCCAATCATTGGTATTTGTTGCATTTTGTATATAGAGAGCCGTGTAGTCGCCAGTGATAGAGTCCATAATTTGTTCAAATAAATTGAAAGATGGTATGATCCCAGCATAATTTTCGTATAACCGTTTTCGAATGGCTACATTGGACTCTCGAAAAATAAACACACCATCAATATTTGATCTGATGTGTGGTTTCACGTCAAGAGCGTATTGGAGTGAAACTATGTACAACATTTTCCAATGTCGACCATTCTTGAACAGGCCAGGTTGGGGTGGTTTATTGAATACGCTTGGATCATCCATACAATCGTCTATGATTAGCATAGTCCATGGATTGAGCATATGTTGTCTGGCACCTTTTTGGCGTATAATACAGTTTGATAGGGCATCAGGGTCGTATTCATCATAAATATAGGGATCTGGAATAAACTCTCTATAGAAACCGGTTTCTGACTCTGTTCCAGACATTGCCTGTGCAACTGGAATTATCTGACTCTTGTTGTGGAACAACGATTTTATAAGTGTCGATTTGCCACTTCCCGGCTTGCCTATAATAAAAATTTTTGAACCTCCTTGACTTGGATCCATATAATTAAGTGGATTTGGGTTGATTATATCGAGGTCAAGTGGTCTAATAGTGATTACGTTGTCTTGTATATCATTCATTTATTATACTATAACCCATTCGCTTTGTGACGGGTCAACCTATCACAGTAGAACGTGCCAGATGTTGTCGAGAGTCGATTGAATTTGACTAGACTTCTCAAACTATGCAAACTTTGTCGTTTACCCGATGCCCTATGGGCATCGGTTAGCGTTTGCCCATAGGGCAAACGTTTACCCACAAACTATTTGGTTTAAAAATAGTTGAAAATTGTGGTTCTGAAAACTTTAAACTCAACCACTTTTTGAAAAACTTTAAGATTTAAAAAAATTTTTTGTAGGATTTCAAAATCTGACGATCGCAACTTTCAGATTTTGAGAGACCAATCGTAGATTTTCAAAAGTTGCGGTCATCCGAATATTCAGCCCTTTCAAGCCCAAAGGGCTTGAAAGGTAAGCCTTAAAGGGTTAGCAGATTCCAAAAATCTACGATTGTCTCTCAATTTTGGTCGGCAACTTTCGAAATTCAGGATTTCAAAAAATTTAGATTTTTGAAAATTTTATGGTTAAAAATATTGGTCCCTTTTAGTTTGTGGTTAAAAAATTCGTTTGTGGATAAACTTTTGCCCACAGGGCAAAAGCTAACCGATGCTCTACGGGCATCGGGTAAACAAAAATAGTTCTCGCTCAACACTTCAATCTACAGAGTGAGTTAAATTTTTTTTGAAAAATAAAAGGTTTTAAATATTTTTAGGTTTTATGGTTTAATCAACCTTTAAAATAAGAAAAAGTGGATGAAAACAATGTTTGAAAAGTGTGCATTTTAATGGGTTTAAGAACCATTAAAATGAAAAGTGAAATATTTTCCCACTACCACCCTAGGAAAAAAATAGTATTTTTCGCCTTTTTTAAGTGTTCTTTTTTAATGCTTTAGTTAAAGCATTAAATCATACAAGCTGAATAAAAAACAATTTTATCATCAATTGGCCCAAAGAGTCAAAGTAACATGAAATCTTGTACTCTAACAAACGCATCAAACAGCGAGTTGCACTGGCAAATGTCTATGAAAGTCGGATTTCTGGTATGTTTGGTCTCTTGAAATTTTTGGACGATTTCGTGGCTGCTCATATTAACCTTAACTGGAAAAACAAAATTTTCAAAGGTTCTTTGAATCAACCAATCGTATATGGAAACTTTGAACATGTAAGATTGATTGAACCTTAAATCTTTAAAATTAATATTGATGCTTGTTTCTTCATATAGCTCTCTCAACAGAGTCAATATGACAGTTTCGTTATAACTTGGATGCCCGCCTGGAAAAATGTGAACAATTGTGGGTTGTTTCACCTTTATGGTTTTCTCCAATTCCGGTAAAGGTGGAATAAAGCTAAAAAATAAATTTCGAATTTTTTCCAATTCTGAGGTATACAACGACTCTATAAGATCGAAATTTATTTTGTTACATTTAAGGTCTCGAATAACCTTTGGAAAATGAAACGATTGACTTCGTTCGAGTAAAAATACTTTTTGGTCGGTTGTAATCATCATCAAATTAAATGATATTTTTTTTGCACTCACAGAATTAAAAATATCTCTAAGAATGGAAGGATTAACCTTTATTTTTGAAATATACCGTCGTTCACTGCACCCTGCCATTATTGCGCTTCTCACCGTCGTCTCACTAAAATCTAACTTCAAACTACTGAATTGATTTTTTTGGTTCATTTTTACCTTGTTTATTATTTAATTATTTTCTTTAAATCTTAAATTCAATTTTTAAAGCCTTGAATTAACCATTAAATTTAAAATAAAATAAAAACTTTAATGGCTGCCGGCAAGTAAGAGAAGCAACAAGTTTTCTCATATAAGAATTGACCACAATAATAAATGTCCAAGACAAGAACCAAAACACCTCCAAATGTATCTATGGATATTTTGGAGCTTAATTCTAAGATACAAAAATTTATAGAGGATGAAAGCACAAACAATTCTTCAAATAAAGATGCCATCACTCGAATAGATGTTTTACTTCAAGGTCAATTTAACCTAAGACCAAGAATGGTATATAAATTAAATATTTTAAAGGAGACTCTCAACTCAAGTGTTGAAGAATATGAAAATTTGAAATATTTCAACGTTGATGTTGCTCCGCTGATTGAAAAGTACCATAATCTCAACAAACAAACTATGGCTATTCCCTTCTTTAACACGAATAAAAAACATTTGAAAGAACATACCATTCGAAAGGAACAAACCCAAAAGGAATTTATTCAAAAGCTAAAGGAGTATACTAACCTTAAAAATTTTGAATTTATGATGAAAAATTATGCGTTCGTTCCAAAGTCCAGTCCACCACCTTGTCTATGCGGCAACAAAACCGAGTTTATTCGAGACGAGGACAGAGCTGTATGTGCTATCTGTTCTACAGAGCAATCACTCATATCAAACACTTCTTCGTTTTCTGACGTTGGACGAGTCAATATGGCAAGCAAGTATACTTACAATAGGAAAGTTCACTTCAGAGACTGTATTATCCAATACCAAGGTAAGCAGAAGACTCATATACCAGAAGAAATTTACACCATACTCGAAATGAAGTTGGTTGAAAAAAAATTAATTTGTGGTTCATCTACAACTTTTTCTGATCGAACCAAAAAATATGAAAAAGTTACAAGGGTTATGGTCCTTGATATCCTCAAAGAATTGGAATCAAAAGATATCAAAAAATTTTATGATGACATTGTTCTTATACACCATACACTGACAGGCCAGCCGTGCGACAACATTGAGTACCTAGAAGATTCTCTTTTAGACGATTTTGACAAGTTGACAGAAACTTATGACAACTTGTACACAAACAAAGAAGAAAGTGATGGCGAATGCTCCAAAAAGAGCACTAAAACTTCAAAAAGAAAAAATTTCATTAATGCTCAGTTTGTCCTTTATCAACTATTAAAGAAACATGGCCACCCATGTAATGAAATGGACTTTTTGACCTTAAAAACATCGGAAAGAAAAAGGTTCCATCACACCATATGCAAAGAACTGTTTTCTATCTTGGGTTGGAAGTATTCGTATTCCATCTGAAACACGCTACTCTCTCAGAACGAATGGTTTCTTCAACCTTATTTTCGGAAAAGAACTTTTTATGCCTTTCAGGCAAAAAAGAGTTAATAAATGGTATACGTAGTCATCTGTGGTATGTTGTTGGGTATATTTATACTAAAACTTAAAGACGAATTGAAAGGTCAATCGAACCTTATTAAAAAAAGATCTATATTAGCCGATATTTACGATGATTTGGTCCATATGTTTTATTTTCGAAAACCAGGAAAATTTATTGGGCCTCTGGAACCTTTAAATAATCTTGGTATATTGAACAATTTGATAATGGTTGAAGATAACGAGTCTTACACCATAAATAAAAAAGTTATACATTTGTGTACGAAAGATCCACGAAATGGAAGGTATTATGACAAAAATACATTAATGTTTGTTGTCCTCCATGAATTGGCACATGTGCTTTGTAGTGATGTTGGTCATACCGATTCCTTTTCAGTCATAAATCAGGCTTTACTTGACCATGCCGTTAAATGTGGATTTTATGATCCTTCTAAACCTTTTATCAAAAATTATTGTAGTTTAAAGTAAAAAATTTTAATGCTTTTTACAAGCATTAAAATTTAAAGCTTCAAGCGAATGGGTTAATTAAGCTTGTCGGAAAATAATTACCTGAAAAGGTATGAAAGGTAAGATATGATCGAATATAACCAGCATGCTTAGACATCGTATTTTTGGTCGTTAATAACTTTCATTTCATCTATTAACTCTTGTTGGGTTACCTCGGACTCTTGAAGGTCTATATTATTTCCACTGAATTGAACATTTTTAGCCCTCAATTCGTCCTTAATTCGGTTATACAAAGTTTTAGAGTTTGGATTAGCCTTAAAATCGAGAAGAATAGTCATATTGGGAAATAACAAAGTTTGAGTCTTAATTCTACGTTCAGTATAACCATGTTGGGCTCGAATGGTGTAGTACTGATAGTGTTCATCGTCATTTCTCTTGATAAGAACAAATCTCTCTTGTTTATCTTCATCTACTGGAAGAAGTGCTCTGTCTTCGACTGCGATCCCCAATTTATGTTGAACTTTCTTTACTTCTTTCTTGAGTCCTTTGTTACTATCAAGTAGCTCTTCGTTCTGATCTTTGACTTCTTCTAGAGATATGCCTAAAGAACGCATGTATTGTGTTTGTTGTTGGTTGGATAAAGAATTTGGTCACTTTCACAAACTCCATAATATCAAGGAGTTTGTAACTTCTATTCAAAGCCTTATTAATTTTAGGGTTATTTGATCCATTCTCTGTATCAATAATAACTCCCAAAAAATTAGTTTTTGATGGTGTATTAGTACCACTCAAAATAATATCAGTTATGGGTTATTTACTCGGAAAAATAAAGAAAAATAAAAAAATTTTTTTATTCATATTAGTCGCAATTTTTAAAGTCTTTAAGACTTTAAAAATAAAATTTCTTTAACCTTCGCAAAAAGTGCAATCTGGCTCCTTTTCCTCCACAATTTTAACAAGATGAGAGTTATGGTTTACTTTATCAACAGTTAGAATTTTCTTTGATCGAAAGTAGTAAAGTGTCTTCAAACCAGCCAACCATGCTTCAAGGTGGACTTTGTGCACATAACTCTTACTTTCGTTTGGGTTGAAGAACAGGCTAGTGGACTGGGACTGATCAATATATTTTTGTCTGGCTGCAGCCAACCTTATTAAAGTCATTTGATTGATTTCAGGCCATGTTTTAAATACTTTTTTTTCGTGGTCAGTCAGACAATCGAGGTGTTGAACAGAACCATCGCACATTTTTATACTACTATAAATTTCTTTCAATTCAAGGTTAGAATCAATCCTGCTTTCTAAAATTTTGTTCAGATGCTTATTATAGGTGATATGCGATCCTGACAATGTATCTTGTTTGTACACATTTGCTCTAAACGGTTCACAACTGGGGCTTGTATTACCCATAATAATTGAAGATGTAGCATTAGGTGCAATGGCCTGCATATGACTAAACCTGCGACCTGTTCCAATACAATCTGGTGCTTCTCCCCGTGACGATCCCAAGATTACATTAACCTTCTCCAAATTGGTTCGAATTGTTTTGAAAATTTTATTATTTAGGTTGTAGGCCGCCATACTTTCAATTGCAATATCTTTGGACTGAAGGTACGAATGAAACCCTAAAGCACCAACTCCAATTGCCCTTTCAGAAGTGGCTGAATGTATAGCGCGTTTGAGTGTGCGTGGTGCATTATCGATAAAATATTGTAGTACATTGTCCAGGTAAGTAGCAACATCAAGATAAAATTGTTCATTGTCACACCAATGGTCATAGTAGTCCAAATTTAGGGATGCCAAACAGCATACAGCCGTTCTATTTTCATCGGTTGGTAAAATGATCTCTGAACACTGACTTGTCAAAATTCCGTTAAAAACCCCTGCATTGTTGAGAAGCTCAGTGAAACAATAAGTGTCGGCTCTCTGATTCAACTTGGTAACACGGACAACTTTAATTATTGTTGTTGTTAAATCTGCATGGTAATACATGACTGAAAAATTTAAAGGTAAATCTTGCGCATAAATTCTTTTCATATCTTTAATGGGTCTTTTATTCCTTAAAACCAAAAATTTATGATATGGGGTACACACGATAAATGTTCCATTGCTAAAGGCCACTTTAACAAGTTCTTGATTGGCGCCGGTCTGAACAACGGTCACTTCGGACCACTCATCGCCGTTCCAGACTGAAATTTCTTGTCCCGCAAGTGTTTTAATCGGACACGGACCATTTTCAGTTAAAATTAAGGTTTCTCCAACCACACAAAGATTACTTTGTCTAATTTTTAAACCCAATTTTTTCTGGTACTCTGGAAGCGTACGATTGGATGTATCAATATAATGGATCATTGGTTCTCCCGTCTCTGCCCGCGTTACCAGTATTCTTTCCCAAAGTTCGACGACACTAATGGTCCCTTTGACCTGTTTTGTATGAGGATCTACAAGGTCAAATTTATCCATCTTTTCAATATAAATCTGAGCATTGTCAATGGTCAATTCTTCAATTTTAAGGTCATCTTCATCTACCCATTTTTCTGAATTTTTGAATACTTTAATGGCTTCTTCGAGCTTTTTAATTTTTGTTCCATTTGCAAGTTTCAAAATCGGAGCAATGGTTGATATAAACCACACCCTTTTCATAAAATGGTCTGGTATATTGACTGCATTATGGATATTCATCAGTTTATAATTGTAATCACCTCCAACTCCACTTACTCGACGAGTGTTTAAAAAGCTGATTATTTCAGGGTGTGTCAAGTCCAAATAGGCGGCATATGATCCACGTCTAGTTTGACCTTGTTTAAAAGCGGTACAACTTGCATCGTATGTTCGCAGGTGTGGTATGATACCGACCGATTTGTCATCTGGTTGGCGTATACCCACTCCAAGTCCTATACCACCTCCAATAACACTGAGTTCACTTACTTCGGCCCAGGTATCAATCAGGCCACGAGTTGTGTCGGGTAAATAGGGTAGAAAGCAAGCTATCGGGAGACCTTGTTTGGTTCGACCAAAACTTAGTTGAGGAGAACTTGGGCTCAACCAATGATTCGAGATGTAGTCGTACAATCTCTGAGCCAATTCCGAGTCTCCACCACAAAAGCTTGAGGCTACAAAGGCAAAGCGTTGTTGAGGGGATGTTTCTTCCGGTCGCATATATGAGTCTCTGAGTCGAATTTGACCCAAAGTATCTAATAGTTCATTTCTTGATTCGTCAATGGTAATCATGATAGTTTATTATTAAATTTTTCTTTGGAAAAAAATCAATTTTATTTTTAAGGTCTTGTAAACTTTAAAAATAATACTTATCTATAGTTTAACTTTATATTTGGTTTGTATTGAGGTATGATCTCTTTCAACCATCTCCAAGCTTCAATCTTGTTAAAGTTGAAATCAACCTTGGAAAACAATTCGGTTCGTTTAATTGTCTTTGTGGTTGATGCTAGCGTATCTAAATACACTTTGATTTTATGCTTGAATTGATCTTCAATCGAATCCTCAATAGTTGTATTGGTTGGTATACCGTCAACTATACGAGTTATAGTAGCTGATGTACCTTGATATGGAGGTGGTATAACAGGTCTAAGTTGATGTCGATTAAGGTTACCGATAAGCATATCCAACTCTTCGTTGAACTTTTCAATTTCGTCTTCGTAATGGTCACATATCCACTCAACATATCTTCGGAGATCTTTGTAGTGCAACACATATATCTCCTTGTTTTTACGTTCTCTAAATCGTCCCAATACATCTTCTATACGCTTTCGGTTGGGGCATAGCCCCAACCTCAATCATATGCCCAAAGGGCATATGATTCTCTGCATCCTTAAAGTTTGCTACTTTGAATAGGTCCGAGTAGTACCACATATCATCAACACTGCTTCTACCATTATAACCTGAAAATCTAGGTTTAAGTTTATCCATACTCTCTACTCCACCAACTTTAAATCTATTATGACCAGCATAAGCCTTTGAAGTCGAAATATAAATTCTTTCATCTAAAGGTCTCTTTTGATCATTAATAGCGAGTTCTTTTAGAATAAGAGCATATTGTTTTTGTTCTTCAACTTCTTTCTCAGCCTTTTCTGCTCGCAGTTTGAGTTCTTTGGTCTCTTCTTCATGAGACTTATCTTTTATGGTTAATTGAGCCACCGCATCAGCCAGTTGAGATTCAACTTGATATGAACCATATTTTCGAATGGATGGAAGTATGGTTTCATATACCATATCTTGAAACTCCTCTGCAAAAGGGGCATTGCTATTCATAATAAGAGAGTATAAACCAGGTTCGTTGATATATACGGCTTTACCGTCATTATAT